ACTTATTATAACTTGCGAATGCGCAATGAAAAAATACAAAGCTATAGCGATACCGGTCAGTTTTGTTGATGAAAAGCCTCGTTTCCTAACGGTGAGAGATCGGAGATTCAAGGATTGGATTTTTGTTACAGGCGGGTGCAGACGAAGAGAAATTTTCAATCCAATACGATGCGCTTTGAGGGAACTGGAGGAAGAGACTCGTGGTGTAGTTGCCCTCAAGAATGGTGAATATACGGAATTCAAATTTACTGTTAAGGAGAGTCCAACAGTTGATCTTGAATACAACGTCTTTATCTTTTTTGTGAATTACAATAAATCTGAACAACAAATGCTCGTAAAGAAGTTTTATGAAGAAAAACAAAAGACTAATCTTAAAAAAATTAATAAACAACCAATAAAAAAGACATTTGATGAAAACGATTACATGAATTTTGAGACTCTTGAAGAGTTTAACTCACGTAAGCGTTGGAAACTTATAGTTGATAATGTTCTAAAAAATCCAGAGTTTTATTCGTGTGTAACTTCTCTCAATAGAAAAACATTCTCTATTAAGTAGAATGAAGTCAAAAGCTTACATTTTAATGCAGATTGGCGAACTCCTCCGAAAAAATAGGGGGTATTGTGATCAGGAAGTTGAATGGTGGGTAAAAGAAAATGAAGATAAAACGGTGTATGCACTTCTAAGTTTTAAGAAAGAACTTTCAGAAACGCAAGAATACCCAGATGTATCTTGTGTGAGATGGTTTAGAGGAGAAGAGCAATAATAAGGTATGTTTAAGAAGTGGTGTAACCAACAAAAATTTAATAATGCAACCAATCTATCACATGTGCTCATGGACGGTGGCGTCCTTTCCGTGCCTTTTGATAAATTGAACGAATTTCATGAGAAGTATATTGAGGCTATCAAACAGGGTGAAAAGCTTTTTGTAGTTGAACAGAAAAGTCCAACATACAACTTCTTCGTAGATATTGATTACAAAGATGAAAAATCGCTTACTCTTGTTGAAATTCAAGATATTTGTAAAATCATTTGTGATAAAGTGAAACGTCACGGGGGAAAAGAGTGTCTCATATCCGTTTCTCCACCAAAAAAGGTTGGTAAATATACAAAAACTGGAGTTCATCTTAATTGGCCGGGTTTTGTCGTTGATCAGGGTTCTGCACTTGCATTACGAGAACATATTCTTGTGTCTCTATCTCTGACAAAAAGTAAAATTGATTGGAATGAAATCATAGATTGTTCGGTATACGGCGATCTACGAAGAAAAACAAAGGGAAGTGGTTTTCGTATGCCATGGTCTCATAAAATGGCAAAGCATATGCCGTGTGGGGGTCAAGGATGTAAAGATTGTCAGTTAGGTAAAGTTATACAGGTCGCATATCTACCAGTATTCATTTATAAACATGGACCTTTGAGCACACTTTTAAAGGTTAATCAAGAACCCGATGTTGAAATACTCAAAATGTCTTCAATTAGAACAAATGAACCTCAACACGTGACAGTGGAACCACCTTCGTCTGTAATCAAAGAAGGGTCATTTACAAATGCACAAACGGCTGATGAATTATATGATAACGAACTCAAAAGTCGCATTGAAAAATTTATACAAAATAACCTGGAAGGACAAAGTGGTGCCATAATTACAAAACTTTTTAAACACAATGATACGTACTTGGTATCAACAAATTCAAAATATTGTGAAAATCTAAAGAGATCGCATAGTTCTAATCATGTATGGTTTCATATAAGTGGATCTGTTATAGCACAAAAATGTTTTTGTAGATGTGAAACAATACACGGTCGAGTTGATGGGTTTTGTAAAGACTTTTATGGTCGAAAACATAACTTGACACCAAAAATTGTTGAAAAGTTGTATCCTAAAAAAGAAGATCTCAAGAAATGCCCAGAAATTAAAAAGTTTGAAGAAAAACCCCAAATCAAGCAATCTGATGTGAGACCCCAATTAGAATCATTCATTAATAATTGCATGAAATGTCCCAAAGATACACATATTGCGAGTATATCTCGTCATAAAAATGATTATGTAGCCTTAACTACGTCATCTTATTGTGAAGAAATCCAGGGAGTACATGAGGGGGTGGTGATGTCATATGTCATCAAGAGAAACAAAATTACACAAAAGTGTCCATTGTGTAAAAATGCTGTAGCAAGAACTCATATTTTGGGATCCAGTATTGTAGAAAAGTTGTATCCACTCCGAAAAAAATAAACGACAGTATCAGAAGAATGGCTCTCATTCTCGTTGGTGTGACTATATATTTAGCAAGCAAACTCATCAACGATTATGAAATACCGAATATAATACCAGAACCCGACGAGTTTCATATATATTCCGGAATACACCCGGGTCTCTACATGGAGTATTTGGAGCTTAAAAGGCTACAAAAACACACAGAAGCTCGAGATAAGTTGGAAGAGCTTGCTCTATATGCAGATTTAGACTTTAGAGATGAAATTCATGAAAAGATACTTAAAAAGCAACAGTCTTTATTTAATTAAATGGTGGAAACAAGAACGCGATCAGGAAGACAAATAAAGAAACCTGAATTATATCATCCTGAAGAAACTGTATTAGAAGATGATTACGCTTCTGATGAGTATGATTCAGATTTTGATTCTGGGTTAGATACAGACGATGAAATATACTCCGATGAAGAAAGTGATGACGATGATGAAGGGAGTCTCAAGGATTTTGTTGTGGATGACGAGGAGGAAAGTGAGGAAGAAGACACTTAAAAAAAACACGTGCTATATTAAAAATGGAGACTGATATAGGAAATCCAATTGAATATGATTCAACAACTGATCCATTATTCAAAAACGATAACAAGAATGAAGATAGCACACCTATACACGAAGATCAATTACCACAAGATCAACAATACTATTTTCATCCTTCTGAAATGATGTATCCACCGCAACAAAGCTACCAAAGTTATCCAGATAGAAACGACTTTTTATCAAATGTAGATAAAACAACCTGGATTGTCGCATTTGCTGTTTTCTTACTCGGATTTTTCATGGGGAAAACCATGCAACCAGTCATACTCCGATACGCCTGAATAAGGTAAAAACGTTCCTATATCCCCGTATATAGGAATTTCATTACCTGTAATATCACGATCCATAACCCGACTTGGATACACTGGAATAATAAATGCATCTCGTGTATCTTCGATAAATCCCTTTGTAGTTGAAGGTGGTTGCACAACCACTATATTTTCCTGCTCCGTTTTGTTTTTTAATACCACCCGTAGTTTCGGTTCAAAAAACAAAATAAAGAACGCGCTGGTCAAGATGACGGCGATGATTATATTTAACATCTTGTTTTAAAATTAAAAAATATTATATTTTTGATCTATGCAGAAGAAACTTCTGGCTCACCACCATCCTTAGCTTCTTCGATCTCGGCGTTGGTAGAAGACTCTTCTTCCAATGCAGCCTTGGCTTCTGCCTCTTCGTGTCTCTTGCGTCGCTCTTCAATCTCAGTGGCAACAATGGCATCAGCTTCTTTGACGAGATCCTCCATTGAAGCATCAGGCTTTTCCTTCTTGAGGCGTTCAATGATTTCAGCTGGGTGACTGATTGGTGGTTCGTCTGGTTTGGTGTAAAACTTGGAGTTTTCGTCACCAGGCTTGAGATAATTATTAGATTCCATCATATCCTTTTTACGTTCATTAAACATTCGAGTAGCCTCAGCTTGATTTTCTCTGTATCCAGTCATGATTTCTTCAAGCTTTTCATTTTGATAATGAACATCGTCGATCTTCATTGGATCTGGCGGAATCAACAACCACTTGTACATATCAACAACGTAGATGTCAAAAGTTGAATCTTCCTTTTGGAGACGCTTGGCGTGGGATGCAGCTTCTTCGCGACTGGCAAAGGCGCCACGGATCTTAATACCAAACTTATCATTCTTTTGTGGCGCCTCGGGTCCAACAACGGAAAGACATGCGTAAAGTTGGCCTGGGACGGTGGTGTAATCTTGTTCAAGAGACATATTATGTACTATATACGTCATAAAACTTTAAGCCAGCTTAAAAGATTGAATAGTTCAGTAATATATGCACCAGTTTTGGGATAAGCAACCCGTACCACATAATGGTGAAATTGGGGAAATTGAGATTGATAAATCTCTTCAAAATGTATCGTTTAAACTTCCAGATGGTTTTTCATGGACCGAGTGCCCCCTCGAAGAAGCTCATAAACTTTTAGGAGAACATTACGTTTGTGATGAAACTTTCAAGCTTACGTATTCGATAGAGACTCTCAAATGGGCATCGGAAATACCTGGTTACAAAAACATTGGAATACGCGAAGACAAAACAAATGATTTAATTGGTTACGTTTCAAGTGTACCCGTAACTGTTAGGGTTGTAGATACTCCACTCAAAATGGTACAGATCAACTTTTTATGTATTCATCCATCCTATAGATCGGAAGGATTTGCACCACTTCTTATAAGTGAAATTAAGCGGTTAGCTAACCTCAAAGGAATTAGACAAGCTATATACACAGCGGTTACCAAAATACCAACTCCTATTACCAAGGCTCACTATTGGCATCGTTTTCTTGATGTAAAAAGACTTACAAAGACTGGGTTTTATCAAACAAATCGCTTACGTGAAAAATACTTTGAAATTAGAGGTCGATCCATGTTCAGAAAGATGACTTCGAAAGATGTACCAAAAGTTACAAAAATTTTAAAGAAATACTTTGAAAATTTTAAAATCGCCCCCGTTATAAACGATCAGTGGGTGCATCATTGGTTACTCCCAATTCATTCATATGTAAATGATGAAACGGATGACTTCATTTCTTTTTATGAAATACCATACGATCGCGTAGATGGAACTGATAGTGTAAAACAAGTATATGGGATGTATATGGTTGGCGACGTTTATAATGACGCATTCATATTGGCGAGAAATCAAGGTTATGATGTATTCAATACACTTGATACTGGAGTATATGAAGAAGATCTCGAAAAACTAAAGTTTCTAAAAGGTACGGGTCACGTGTATTACTACTTGTTTAATTGGGGCCTAAGTGAGACTCTCAACTTAAAAGATATACAAATTAAGTTGCCATGAG